AGAGATGACCTGATCGAGAAAGAACTCAAGCCCAAGCCTGCTCACGTCGGCCACAACAGCGGCGATAACGAGTGGTACACCCCGTCCGAGTACATCAAGGCCGCCACCGCCGTCATGCAGGCGATCGACCTCGATCCGGCATCCAGCGCCACGGCCAACGAAGGCGTCGGCGCGCTCACGTACTACACCGCCGAAGACGACGGGCTGACGCAGCCCTGGTCGGGGCGCGTGTGGATGAACCCGCCCTATGCCCAGCCGCTCGTGGACCGCTTCTGCTCCCGGCTCGCCCGCGAATACACGGACGGCGACGTGGACGAGGCATGCGTACTCGTCAACAACGCCACCGAAACCGCCTGGTTCCAGACGGTGGCAGCCCCGGCGTCCGCGATCTGCTTCCCGCGCGGGCGAGTGAAGTTCTGGCATCCGGACAAGCAGGCCGTTCCGCTTCAAGGGCAGGCCGTGCTCTATCTCGGGGAGAACGTGGCCGCGTTCAAGCGCGAGTTCCTGCCCTTCGGATTCGTGGCGGTGCTGTGATGGCGGACATCAGGAACTGGGCGGCATTCCTTCGGGGACGCTGGGACTGGACGAGCTTCGGGTACGAGAGGGGCTTCCCTCGCGGATGCCAGATCACCGACGTTGATGCGGCCGTGGAGTTCGACGGGAACAGCCTGCTGATCGAGGCCAAGCAGTACGACGGAGAGGGAGACCTCCCGGACGTTGGTTCCGGGCAGCGCTACTTCCTGCGGGACGAGGTGAAGCGCGGGAAGACGGTGTTCGTGCTGTGGGGTTGCGGAGTCTGCAACGACCCGTATGCCGTCAAGCAGTTGGGGGCTACCGCTCGGGAGGATCGCTTCGAGGACTGGCGCGGGAATCCCAAGGCGTGGCGGCGGGCCCAGCTGAAGCGCACGATCGATCAGGCTATGAGGCTTCCCTGCGGGGATGCTCAGCCGATTCGGCGGTGAAGGCCCCGCCGCCCGGTTTCGCGTGCACCGAATGCGACACCACCACCAAGGAGACCCCGTGAGTGCCCCGTTGAACCTGACCGCCGAGCAACTCCGCACGATCGCCGCAGCCCTCGACGAACTCACCGAAATCACGAAGCTGCGTGAGGTGTCGTTCACGCCTTCCGGCTTCCTCGAAATCGGGCTTGCCGACAACACGCTGAGCGTGACGCGGGACAGCGAGACCGGCGCGTACGTCATCGACGACCGCAACGGCGACTAAGGAGAAACCCGTGAGCACCTGTCCCACCGAACCCCCCGGCCCCCACGACTTCACCGTCGAAGCCTGCCCCCACTGCGACACCTTCCAGTGGCCCAGCCGCACAGACCAGCATGTCGCTACCGTCCACGCCGACCTGCCGCCCTGCACAGCCCGCCTCGACAACGAGTACGGCTCGTACGCGTGCGTCCTCCGCGAAGGGCACAAGTCCGGCCACGGCCCCTACGGCTACTACCACGTCAGCGTCATCGGGCCGAACGGGCGCACCGTGTGGAACGACACCGCCGGCGGCGCCACCCCGCACAAGGAGCAGCCGTGAGCAGCACCTACTACATCCTCTGCCTCTCCCACGATCCCGCGATCACCGTCAACGACCCCGGCTACAACCGGCCCGAGGAAGCCGAGGCCGCCATCACCGCCGGCATCAACGACCACGCCGACTGCGACCTCGTCATCGGCCGCTACTCGTACCCGCTCGTCGAACTCGGCTGCCCCGCCGCCCTGGGGCGTCCGAAGCACCTACGGCCGAGCGTGGTCACCTGCTACCACGGCGGCACCATGTGGATCGACCGGGACTGGTTGTGGATCCTCGCTGCCGCCTACCAGTCGCCGGACCCGGACATGCGGGCGGCGATTGAGAAGGGGCATCAGCAGCAGTGTCTGCCGTGGGAGCGGCTACGGCGGTTGCGGAACGAACTCGACTTCACGATCAAGGAGACCGCCCCGTGAGCGTTGCCCACATCGTTGTCATCGTCGTCGCGGTGGCCGTCATCGCCCTCTGCACGTGGGCGGCTCCCCGCCGATACCACCTCCAGCGGTCGAAGTTTCAGCACCCCACGCCCCGAGTGCTCACTATCCCTGAGCCGCTCACGGAGGCGGAGTACGAGGCGATCAGGACGCGCTGGCTGGCCCTGTACGGCAGCAACACGAACGCGCACCTCGTGACGCCGCTCTGTGGGGAGCACGACGTCAACGAGTGGGCGTGCGTCATCAACCCGCGCACCGGGCGTATGGAGCACTTCAAGCGGGCGTGGACCGGCTGCCGGGTCGACTTCGCGGGGAGTTCGTGCGACGGCGCGAAGGATCCGCTGGGAGAGGAGCGACCCGATGCGTGACCATCTGCGCCCGGTGCGCCTGTTCGGCCGGAACTACTACTGGCACCACGAGCGCGGCCAGCCGCTGGAGTTGCTGCCCGCACCGTGGCCCGACCCGCCCGAGATACGGCCGGAGGACCTGTACTCGGAGTTGGTCCGCCTGTACGCCCGCCCGCTCCCACAACCCGAGGAGACCACTTGACCGCCGAACAGAGCACACGGCACCCCAAGGCCGGCGAGACATGGCACCCCGTAGACGACCCCGAAGACACAGCCATCATCACCAGAGTGGAAGGAGACAACGTCTACTGGACAGCACCCGCAGACACCACCCGCGACCGCCCCCAGGACAGGGGGTGGGCCACACGCATCGACGACTTCACCCACTACTTCATCCCACCCCCGGCGACGCCCACGAGCAGACAGCGGCCGACCGCCCCCGACCTCACGACCGGCACCCGAGGCGAATACAACGAGTGGGTCATCGAGACGAAGCTCGGCCGCCGGCTTGCCGTGTGCGTCGACCGCAGCCCGTACCGGGAGGACGCGCGCCAGCGGTTGGAGGAGTTGCGGGCTGAGCGTCCGGGGTTGGTGTTCCGGGCGGTTCGGGAGACGAGCACGCGTACCGAGGAGGACTGGTGATGCCTGACCTGCATGGCTGGATCACCCAGCAGATCGACGACCGTGAGCGCCTCGCCCGCAGGGCCGCCGCCCTGTGCGGCTGTCACCCGTCCGCCCCGGTCTGGTCGTTCCATGACGGCGACGAGCCGACCGACGGGCGCATCCTGGTCGTCGATGATCCGCATCCGTCCTTGCGGCGGAGGATCAGCCGCAAGTGGAGCACGACGTACGAGGGCCTGTTCATGGCCGAGCACATCGTGGCCAACGACCCGCACGCAGTGCTGCGGCGGTGTGCCGCCGACCGGAAGATCCTCGCCGAGCACCGGCCCCAAGGCGGCGGCTACCCATCCCACTACGCCTGCGAAGGCTGTGGCTACGACGGCAGCTACTGCCCCGAACCGAACACCGACCACGTCAACGACTGCCCGACGCTGCTCGCCCTGGCGGAGGGGTACGGGCTCACCGAGGAGCAGCGCGCCGCGCTGGACCGGCCGGAGCCTGAGCGGCCCACGCCGACCGGGCCAAGCCTCATCCCTGACGGGCTCGCTGAGGCCATGTACGGCAACCTGTACGCCTTCGCCCTCGGTGTACGGGAGGTCGAGCGGCGCCCGGAGGTGAAGGCGATGGAGATCCTGGACCCGGAGTTGAAGAAGATCCCCGGCTACCTGCCCACCAGCGAGGAGCAGCCGTAATGGCCCACACCGCCACTCTCCGCCTCAAAGTCGACGCCGACACCACAGCTGCCGGGGAACTCGTGCCCCGACTCAGGACCGCCATCGACGACGCTCTGACCACGGCTCGCAAGATGGGCGTGGACGACCTGGCGGGCGCTGCGGCCTACGCGGTCATGGTGGAGATCCTTCAGGTTCGGCAGGCGACGCCTGCTGAGGTTGCCGTCGATCGTGTTCGTGAACTCCACCGGAACGAGTACGAGTCGTGTGTGGAGTGCACCCACGAGTTTGGGGTGTCGTGGCCGTGCCCGACCGTCCGCGCGCTCGACGGGGAGCAGCCGTGACCATGCCGCTTCAGCTCGTCGTCGAGACGTGCTGCGCCTGCCCCAATCAGTGGGACGCCTGGACCACCGACGGCCAGTACTACTACCTGCGCTACCGATCGGGCATCGGCACCGTCGACGCCTACGACGCACCCGGCCCCGACGGATGGACTATGCCGCCAGACGGGTCCGTGGCCCGCTTCGAAGACGACGATGAGCCGCCCGCGATCGATATCGGGCTGGATGAGTTCCTGCATCGGACGGGGCTGTCGCTCTCAGCGTATGCGGTGGTGAGGTGAGCGGCTGGTCGTGGCAGGACGTCATCCTGTACGGGCCCGGCTGGGCCGCCTGCCTGATGCTCCCGCTCGGACCGCTCGTCGACCGCTGGCTCGAACGCCGCTTCCAACGGCAGTACCGGGAGCGGTGGGGCGTCGACTACGACGGGCCGTGACCGCTACTCCCAGACCGCGACGAACGTGCCCCTGCATCGGACGCCGCCCTCGCACCGCAGATAGCCGCCCGCACCATACGCAGCCCGCACCGCATCCAAATCGTCGAACTCCGTACCGTCGATCTCCGAACACGGGTCACACACCCGGCTGTCGTTCTTCTCGCTCGCGAAATACCGGGCAGTCGGCGCCACAGCCAACGTCGCGATCCGGCCCGCGTTCTGCGCCCGATGCAACGCACCACCAAGCTGGTCACGGCGGAACCAGTTCTTCAACCCGCGCAGGAACCCGCCCACCCGCTCAGCAACCTCACGCCCCACCACACCCGGCGTCAACAACCTGAGCGCCTCACGACCCGCAGACCCCGCCACATCCGCCGCCAACAGCCCGGCAGTCGCCGCAGCAATCTCCACCAACTCCGACCCGAACGCATTCGTAAGCGACCGACTCAAACGCGGCGGCTTCACCTTCACACCCTGCTCCGCAGCCTCCGCAGCCATCTGCACGGCAGCCGTCTTCGCCATATCCGCAAGCGCACCACGCAGCACCCTCGCCGCAGCATCCGAGTCCACGCTCAGATCAGCGAGCGCCTCAGCGTCACCCGCATCCACCGCGGTCTCGATCTGTACGGCGAGCGCCTCAACCTGCGCCTCCGCAACCGGCTCCCACGCCTCCAACAACCCGGCGAGCGCCTCCTCGAACTGCTCGCGCACCGCGTCCAACGCATCGTCATCAGCCTGCGCACGCACCCGGCCGCGCTCCAACACCCGGTTGTACGACGGCTGCCGCGCAGGCAACGCGAACGGAACATGGTGATGCAAATCCAACCGGGCCGCCGCCGGCTGCACAGGCACAGCGGCGACCGCGGGAGCAGGCGCAGCCAGCTCCGGGACATCGAAACCCAGCAGCGGCAGAATCATCGGCGCCGTCGACGGAGCACCCGTCACAATCCGCACCAACAGATCCCGGTCCGCATCCCCAGCAAACTCAGGCAAGTCGAGATACTCGGCAACCAGAAGCGGGTCGGCGCCGGACTCGACGAACTGGGCGTAAGCCGCTGCCTTCGCGGTGAGCTCCTCATTCCGCGCGGCAGCATCCGGGGGTACCGGATCGCAGTAGTCGAACTCCAGAAGCCGTGTCGCGTCCTTGCCGTACAGCGGCAGCAGATCATTGTTCAGGGCCTGCTTGAAACGCTCCAGTCGCGGCACCGTCAACTGCTCAGCGAACAGGACCTTCGACGCTTCAGCGGTCGCCCGGTTGACATCACCGACCTCACCCAGCACAAACGCGGGCGCACCAAACGCTTCGCGGATCACGTCACGGGACACCGACCGAAGCTCAGCGAACTGCATGTCCCGCTGCGTGTACTTGCGGTCCTTCCACTGCCCGTGCTCGATGAACGCGACGCGGTGGGCGTTGGCGACACCCTTGTGCTGCTCGTTCCAGCGGGCCTGCAACTGGTCCCATTCGGGGTCGGACAGGACGGAGGGAAGTTCGATGATCCCGCCGGGCTCCGCACTGTTCATGAAAAAGTTGCGGTTCCACTCCGCGCTGTACCTGCTCGCGTCGAGTTCCGTGAGGATCGACTGCACCGGCCCCATACCCCGATACGGGTCCAGCGGGTTGGGCATGCGGATCTGAATGACGTCCTCGGTACGGAGGGCGATCTCCTGCCCGTCCGGGCCCGTGTACAGGTAGCCGGAGATGAAATCGACCGGGTGCGGCACCGGCTGGATACGGTCCGGGCGCACCGGCCACAACTCCAGCGGCAGCGACGAGCGCGGACTGTGAGCGATGACGATCCAGCCCTCACCAGTCAGGTCGATGTGCTGCTGCTCCGACTCCACCAGCTCCTGGCGGGTGAAGAACTTGTTCGGCTTGTTCCACAGGTCGAGGGCGGCGTGCTGAGTGACCTCGATGCGGTCTTCCGGCTTCCCCGAGGCGGCCTTCCTGTACAGCTTCCAGTCGACGAGCGCCGTCGCATTGCTGGTGCGGTTGACGATCGAGAACAGTGTTCCCACCGTGCCCATTGCCCGCATCTGCGCCTCAGCACCGGACGGGGCCCGCCATGGAATCGACAGCCCGCCACGCGACGACACATACGGCACCGGCGTCTTATTCCTCAACGCACGCAGAGACCTCACCGGGTCACCTCCTTCTCCGACAGGACACCCATCAGCAGAAACGAGGCACACGCCCCAGCAAGGCCCGCACCCACACCCCAAGTAACCCACGCGGACGCGGTACCGCACGCGAACCCGGCAGTCGTGAACAGGCCGGCACGGGCCTCGGACGCTACAGCCGCGGCCTTGGCGAGGCGGGCGCGGACGGCGGCGAGTGTGGCGGCTGTCTGTTTCACGCCGGCCTCCCAAATTCGGTTCGACTACCTGGCATTGTCCACGCACCCGCGCTACCGGGGCCAGCAGCGGGCAATCACAGCCAACGCACCCGCGTCTTCGGTCCCGCATGAAACGCCAAAAGGAGCGCGTCCGCATTGTCCGGAGACCGGCCGATCCGCTTCTTCGTCTCGTCTTTCGGCTCCACCACAGTCCGCCCCGCGCTGTCCGTCGTGTACTTCGGGGCCGTCAACTGCGACACCAACCGCTCCCGATCCTTCTCCTCCAGCCCGGACATGTCCCACGCCAGATCCTCCGACAGCTGCCGGCCGACCTCCCACCACAGCTGAGACCGCAGATTCTTGAACCGGGCCGGATCCGACGACGACTCCGACACGTTCACCCCCACCACCTGCGCCCGGTGCAAGCCCTGCGACTGCTTCTCCCGCAGTGAGCCGACCACACCCCACCCGATGCCGATCGCATCCACCTTCACGATCGCGGCCTGAGACTGGTTGATCGCCTCAACGATCCGGGCCACAGACCTCACCGGGTCCCGCTCGCGGAACCGCCACTCCCGGCCCACCACCACACCACGCCGCTCCCGGATCACCGTCTCGTCACCGCCGGCGCCCATGTCGATCCCGAGTTCCACCGGAACGAGCTGGCCCGGCTGCCACGGGATGTCACGGGGCCGGCAGCAGGCGCGGACCTTCGACAAGCGCACCACGCCATCCTCAGCATCGTCGGGGAACTCACCGAGCACCTTGGAGATGTAGGTGGGCGACTCCTCCCCGTATTCCTGCCGCATCTCCTCCACGTAGGAGCGGGAGACGAGCATCTCCCGCAGTTCGTCGGGCACGGCTTCGCCGGTGAAGTTGGGGGTGTCGAACGCGGAGATTTTGATGGTGTTCCAGCGTCCGCTCCCGCAGACGCGAGCGAACTCGGTGCCGGGGTCGTCGGGGTTGCCGATGGCGAGGAGGCGGCAGTGCTCGCCGGTGGCGATGGCGCGCGCGGCGGTCCAGAACTGCTTGTTCACGCCGCAGGCTTCGTCGAGGATGACGAGGACGTACTTGGCGTGGATGCCCTGGAAGGCGTGCGGGTTGTAGTCGGACGGTTTGCGGCCGAACGCGATCAGCCGTTTCCCCAGCTTCCAGTCTGTTTCGTTGATCCGGCCCAGGAACGGCCGGCCCCGCGCTTCCGCTTTCGTGAACGCCCCGTTGATCTCCGACCACAGGATCGCCTTGACTTGATCGCCCGTTGGCGCGGTCGTCACCACCCGCGCCTCACCCGGCGGATGAATGTCCAGCCACCACGCGACGAGCTGTGCGGCGAGGAAGCTCTTGCCGACACCGTGGCAGGACTGCACGGCGGTCTGCCGGTGGTCGCGTACCGACTCGGCGATCTGCACCTGCTTCGACCACAGGTGCACGCCCAGTCTCTCCGACGCCCAGCGGGCGGGCTGTGTGCCGTACGCGGTGGCGCGGCTGGCGAACTCGCGCTCGTCGACGGCGCCCTGTAGTTGGTCCCGCAGATCCTTCAGTTGGCGGGTGTCGCCTGCGCGTACGAGCTGGCCGACTTGGGCGCGGATCCGCGCGACGTCATCCGTCGGTGCTGTCATTGCCGACGGCGCGGTCGAGGAGGCTGATGATCTCGTCGCCGAGCTGCTGCGCGTCGACGCTCACGCGGGAGGGTGCGTCGAGGCCGGTGAGTTTCCGGAAGCTTTCGAGGCTGGCCCTCGCTTCGCGGATCGCGGCGAGTTTGGGCCCGTTGTCCTTGAGTGGCTGGCCGTCTGCGCCGGTGATGATCCTGCCGTGGGAGACGACGACGTGGTCCGCTTCGAGGACTTCGAGGGCGGCTTCGTAGAGGGTTTCCAGGCGTTCCATGTGGAGGGCGAGGAGCTGTTCGGCTGGCCCTTGGACGATTTCGCGGAGGGCGCGGCGGATTGCTTTGCGGCAGGTGCTCTTGTCGCCGTAGCCGAGCTCGTTGGCGATGGCTTCGAAGGTCCATCCTTCGGCGCGGAGTTCCGCGGCTTGGGCGTCGCGCTTGGCAGTTTCGGGGGTGCGAATGTATTGGCCTTTGCCGCTGCGGGCGTGTTGGTTGGGGTTGGTCATGTTGCCCGCCTCTCGCGTTGTTACCTGGTGGTGTGGTCTGATGGTAACGGCGGCGTGCAACTGGTGGACGGGTGTGCGCAGCGAAGGCCCGCTCCCGATGGGCGTCGGGGGCGGGCCTTCGTCATGCCGTGAGGGTCAGGCGTCGTCTCGGGTGCCAGTCCACTCGACTCCGGAGACGACACCGGTCTGCGGGCTGGAGACGAACGATGGCGCCCAACCGTCGGCAATGAACTTCGCCGCAACCTCCTGCGGCACCCAGCGGTTACCGCGCTCCGGGTCGGACATCCATGCGGCCAGATCGTCGGCGGTGGCGAACACGGGGCTGACAGGGGAGCCTTCGCTCACCGTCTCCCACAGTTGCCAGCCGTCGCCCTTCGGCGGGTCGGTCGGCTCCCACGCTTCCGCCTCGGCGCGCTGACCCTCGTACTTCTCCAGGCTGGCGTGCCCCTTGCAAGTCGGGCATGTGTCGTCGATACCCTCACGCTCGCAGCGGGCACGGATGACGACGCTGGCGTTGATCCCGTCGTGGCCCATGCCGCCCAAGGACCATTCGTTGACCTGCTCGGCGGTGGGCGTCACGGGCGGCTCGATTTTCTGCCAGCCGTCGCCGCGACTCCAGGTATGCGTGAAGTCCATGAGCCGTCCGGCCTCGACGAGTGCGTCGACGTCATCCTGGTCGATGTGATGCAGCCACCCGTTGTTGAAGTGGTCGGCAAGCCGCTGCGCCTCGCGTGCGATGGCGGCCTCTCCGCTGCCGTAGTAGCCGGGCGCGTCGGCGATGTTGCGCTCGGCGCGCGCTCGGATGGCCGGGGTGTCCGGGCCCCAGGGCGTGGATCCGGTGGTGTTCGGGTTGAAGGGGATCTTCCCGTACCAGAGGTCGTATAGGTTCTGCGCGCGCGGCGAGTAGCCGCTCTCGCAGTCAGGGCACGGGGTCTCGTCGAACCTGTCGGGGCTGAGGAACCCCTCCCATACCTTGTTCTGAGGCCATTCGAAATTGAGGGGTACTCGACGGACTTCGCGTCCCATGCGGGTTCTCCTGATGATGTGGTGGCGAGTTCAGCGTAGGCCCGGTGGGCTACGCCGCGAGTGCGTCGGCGAGGAGCTGGACGCGGGCGGTGGCGGGGCAGTCGACGGGGTAGAGGACGGTGACGGTGGCGAGGCCGTGGGCGGGGCGCGCCTTGGGCTCGTCGGTGGGGCGGGCGATGACGAACGACGTCCTGTGAACCGAGTAGGCCACGATCCGGTCCAGCCGCCACGACCTCGCTTCGCCCGTCTCGCGGTCCATGGCCTTGATGAGGATGTCTCCGGCTGCGCTCACGACTACATCGAAGATCTCGATCGTCCTCACCGTCTCGACGAGGCGGCCGGTCTTGATGGTGCGGCGGACGGTGACGCCCTTGCTGTCGACGGCGAAGACGTCGCGGGTCTCTTCCCGGAGGTAGGTGAGGGTGACCGGCTGGCGCTTGTCGAGGGCGGTGATGAGGCGGGTGAGGGTCTGGGTGCTGGTCTCGTTCTTCGTGTGCCTCATCGTGGTCCCCTCGTTCGGTGCGTGTATATGCACTGTAGCCCGTTGTGCATATACACCGCAACCCCTACAGTGGATCCCATGCATATACAGCCCTACGATGGACCCATGGCCAAGCAGAAGACCGACGGGCACACGCCCATGCGTCCGATCCGCATCCCCGACGACGAGTGGGAAGCCCTCGGCCAAGCCGTCGGCGACCGCAACCGCGCCCGCCTGATCCGCGAGTACATCCGCTGGCATCTCCGCTGGCCCGGCAACACCCAGCCCACCCGCGCGGCCGAGCAGATCGGCGCCCCCGGCATCAGCAGCAAGACCGAGGAGACCACCGCATGAAGATGAGCTTCGCGACCCTCACCGGACACGACAGCCTGTCCGGCGTCCTCCGGTCGTTCGCCGACAAGCTGGAGTCCGACACGTTGAACGACTCAGAGCGGTCCGGGATCGCAACGGCCTTGCTGCTGATCTCCGAGGAGATCAAGGGCGAGATCAAGCGCGACGACACCGAGGAGCAGACCGCATGAGCGAGTTCGTAGACACCACCCTCAGCCGCTACCTCGACCAGCAGCCAGGAATGCGCGACGCACTCCTTACAGACCCCGTGCAGCACATGCAGGTCGAGGTGCTACGGCAGACGCTGAACATGGTCGAGCGTGCGCTGATCGACGAGGGCGTGCCGGAGGAGACCCGACGCCGAGTGCTGAACCGCGCCGTCTGGGGCGAGCCCGAGGCCCGCGTCGACGTGCACGCAAGGATGCGCGACTCGGAGAAGCTGCGCCGTGAACGCGACTGGCTCCTCGCCGACATCGATCCGTCGCCCCTCATCGAGGAGCGTCGACGCCAGCGTGAGACGGAAGCCCAGTGGGACGCGAACCGTGAGGCGGAGGAACGCACATTGGATCGCATGGCCAGCCAGCCGGATCAGTTGACCACGGAACAGGTGCGCGGGATGTGGCACGACGTCATGCCCGTCCCGGACGGCCCGCTGAGGACAGAGACCGAGACGTTCGGCGACGACGGCACGGGCCCGGTGAGCGGCGAGGAGACCAGCGGATGAGCGAGACCTTGGCCCTGCGCGCACAGATCATGGGCGGCCCCCACGACGGGCGCACCCTCAACGTCGAAGCGACCGTCCCGCCCGTCGGCACGCCCATGCCGCCGACCCGAATCATCCTCGCCGCCGACACGAAGCTCAAACCCGGCGACTACTACGACCTACAGGAAGAGCTCCGCAGGTACGCGTACGACTTCGTCGGGTTCTCCGGAGAAGACGCGGTCTACCACTACGTCGAGCCGGGGTACGGCGCGGGCCCGGGGCGCCCGGACGAGGAACCCACGACGTGAGCTGGTCGAAGCCCTACTACACCCCCGCCGAGGGCGTGCAGGACCGAGAAGCCTTCCGCACGATGCTCGCCCGCCTCGACATCGACAGCCACATCACGGTCAACGGGACGATCGCCATCGACCAGGCCGGGATGGAGCAGTTGGCCGCGTGGTTCGCCGAGCATGGCGACACGGCCCAGGCCGACGCGATTCAGCGGGCACTCGACGAGGAGCGGCCGTGAGCGCCGAGCCTCTCTGGCGCGACCAGCTCGAAGCCCACATCCGCAACGAAGGCGGACGCTGGGACAGCAGACGCATGCAGGAAGCGTGCGCCGTCGCTGGGCATCACGTCACGGTGCAGCGGGCGCGCCTGATCTTCCAGCATCTCGCCGAGACGAACCCCGATCTGCTGGTCAAGGTAGAGGGGACGCGCTGGTCGTACGACACCGCACCCGCAGCATGACGAAGGCCCCGCCCGGAAGGTGCGGGGCCTCTCGCGTGCGGGCTACTGCTCCCCGTCGAGCGCGTCCTCATAAAACTTGCCCTTGTCGAACCGGCCGTCCTCGTCCAGCCAGCCCTCATCGCCCATGATCTGGTTCATGAGGATCGCCGAGTAGTCGTCTTCCTTCACGTCCTTGCAGGCGTCCGGCTTGCCCTTGCCGTCCTCCTCGAACTGTGCGGCGAGGGCCTTCCTGCAGTCGTTCACGGTGTCGTCGTACGACTTGGAGCAGCCGACCGCGGCCCCGGCGAGCAACAGGACAGTGGCGAGCAGGGTGGTGGTGTGGCGCATGGTCCCCCCAAGGACGTGATGGTGGCCCGGATCGTAGCGGCCGGCACCGACACAGTGGGCGGGAACTGCGAGAGCCCCGTCACCGGTCAGACGACTCCGGCATCTCCCGACAAGCGTCCGGGAAGCACACCGAGCAGTTCCCTGCATCGTGGTCGGCGGCGATCCTCCGCATCACGTCCCCGGCGAGGTCCCGCTTCTCCGGGCCGAACGGCACGCCCATGAACGCGAGTGAGGGTGAGGCGATCCAGCCTCGGCGGTGGAGGAACATCCGTACGGACTTCGGCATCTGCATGGGCCCATTATCGCGCGAAGACCCCACGACGCCCGGGGGGGATCACGCCGTGGGGTCTGGCTGCCGGTGAGGCAGTGCGCTGGCCGCGCAGCCTTCAGTGTGGCAGGCGCGTCAACTGATCGGGGGTCGGAACGCGGGGCGAGCGGTGGCCGGCGGACCCGACTCGTCGGCCGTCCAAGTCCGACCCCGTATCCGACCCGCCAACCACCGCGTTGACCTGCACGTTCACTGCGTTGCTATGGCCTGCACCTCCCACGTCTCCGCTGGCAGGATCCGCCACGTCTGGGTGTCGGCGCAGCGCTCCACTTCCGGGCCGAGCGCGCGGGCCGCGTCCAGGACTTGCTTCTCCGTGAGCCCGGTCGCGGCCTCCAGTTCGCGGCGCGTGCAGTTGCCGTACTTCACCAAAGCAGACCGCACCTTATCCTGATTCGTTCCACCGTTGGCGGGCAGGACCAGCCGCTTCCCCACCGGCGCCTTCACCGTATCCGCGCCGATCCGCGCGACCTCCGCCGTGAACTCGTCCTTCGTCAACCACATGCCCTTGTACGGGGCCGGCTGCTGGTGGTCCGGGGACTGGAGGAGGAACTTTCCGGGCGCGTCGAGGTCGCCGGGCTCCCATCCGGGGGTGGTGCCGAAGATGAACCGGCGGTGATCCCGGTCCGCCATCCGCGTGCTGATGCGGACGCTGTAGTTGCCGCGGGCATCCGTGGTCCCGCCGAAGACTTTCCGCGACGGCTGCTGCGTCGCGGCGATCAGGTGAATGCCCGCGAACCGGGCCAAAGCGAGCAGCGATTCCAGCTTCTTCGACGCCGGATCCTTCTTCCACTCACCCACGTCGGCCTGCCGAACCAGCTCGCCCAGCTCGTCGAACACCGCCCACAGCGCAGGCCGACCGTGCTTGACCGGGTCCCACTCCTGGTCACCGGCCTGCGCGAGGATCTCCCCGCGCTCCTGCAACTCGACCTTCAGCCAGTCGAGGAAGGCGTGCGCCTGCTCCGGGGTCTGCGCCAGGTCTTGCAGGATCGGCAGCATCGGCGTCATCTCCGGCGCCCCCGGTTTGAGGTCGACGCCGTAGACCACGATGTCGGGCCGGTCCGCGAGCTGGAGGACGATGGACCGGACCAGGGTGGACTTCCCGAACTTCGATGAACCGGCGACGAGGGCGTGGGCGTAGGCCAGTTCAACTTGGACCGGGTTCAGGAACCGGTCCACGCCGAGCGTGATCGGGTCGGTGAACCGGGCCGCGGTCTGCCGGGCGTATGGGACCACGGCTCCGAGGGGGTCGCCGTCGATGAACCGGGCGATGAGCTGGTTCGTGAGCGCCCCGTCTTCCAGCATGAACTCCCCGGCCACACCCATCCCAGAGGCCACCTTGGACCAGGCGGACTTGAGCTTGTTGCGGTCCAGGTTCACGGGCAGGTCCAGGACTGCGGTCCAACCGGTTCTGGTCCGTTCCACGGTGCAGCCCGGCAGTTCGGCGGCGAACAGTTCGTGGACCACGGTCCGCAGCCGTGTTTCTTCCACGGTCCGGCCGGTCAGGTTCGGTCCGGACTGAACCGGCTCGGGCGCGGTCTTCTGAACCAGGGCATGGTGGGCCATCTGCTGCCGGATAAGCGCGGTGTTCAGCTTCACCGACTCGTGGTCCAGTTTGACCTGGTCGTGGCGGGCGTCGTGCCGGTGCTTGACCATCGCCCCGAACACGGCGGCCGCGCTGATGACGTACCCGTACAGGGCGGCGAACCCGCCGACCGTGCTGGTGAGCCACGCCTGCGTGGAGACGCCGGCGAGAGCGAGGCTGCCCCAGGCGAGCGAGGCTGGCCACTTCTTCGCGAAGGACACGAACGACAGCTTCCCTGCCGCAAGGGCGGTGCCGAACTCGATGGCGGCTGCGGTGGTGCCGTAGACGCCGTCGGCGGTCAGGGCTGCTGCGGAGACGATGCTGGGGACGGTGATGGCGGTGATGATGTCGACGCGGTCGATCTTCACGGTGTGGGCTCCGCAGAGACAGGCGAACCCCCGCGTGTAGCGGGGGCCGGGGCGGCCGGACGGTCAGCGGTACTGGTTCAGGAGCGCCTGGGCGGCAGTGAGACGCCGGTACGCGGTGGACTCGGGGATGCCGAGGATCTTGGCTGCCGTCGGCTTGGTGATGTGCTCGCCGAGCTTGAGACGACGAAGGAGTTCGTTGACCTGGTCGTCGATCTGAACCGGCTGATCCGGCCGGTTCACCGCGGCCTGGACCGGCTGAACCGGGGCCGGTTCAGGGATGGCCTCGATCTGGTTCACCGCCTGGTCAGGAGGCTTAACCAGCGTGGACTCAGGGCGGTCCGGTGTGCGGTCCACGGTGACCTGCGGCCGGTCCGGCGCTTGGCCGAGTTCGGCCTTCACCTGGTCCACGCCCGCCATGATGAACATCAGCGCCTCGGTGTGGAACGCCTTCTCCAGCTCGCCCCCGTACCCGGCGTTGCGGGCGCGCTTGACGTAGTCGGGGAACGCGTTGGAGAACGCCGCCTTGAACCCGATCGGGAACAGCGCGAACACCGCGCCCGCAACGAACCCGTTCACGGTGGCCCCGAAGAGGATCAGGCCGTGGGCGAAGTTCGCGGCGACCGACACGGCGAACATACCTTGCATCCGCTTGTGGGCTTCGATCGCCCGGTGTGGTGACTGCTGGTTTTTGATGACGACGATCGCGGACTGGAACCACACGACGTCGATGAGCGCGAACACGGCCCACGCGGCCCAGCCGGGCATGTGGAAGTGCCGGCCGAGGTCGTAGAGGGACCAGCCGGAGGCGAAGGCTACGGCGACGGCGAGGACGGGGACGGTGCCGAGGATGGCGGTGTCGAGGGCGCCGCGTTTGCGGGCGGTGCTCTTGTCGTGCTTGGCGTCGATGACTGCGGTGGCGCGGGCGTAGAGGTCGTCGCGGTTCATTTCGAGGCTCCGGGGTTAGTGGCGGGCTCGGGCGGTGCGGGGGCGGTGGGTGCGGATTTGGTGGGCGATGTAGCAGGCGCCGGCGGTGAGGAGCGCGGCCTCGGGCTGGTGGGCGGCGGCCTCGGCGATGCCGGTGACGATGGCGAGGACCATTCCGGCGGCGAGTTGCGCGATGGTGTTGGCGGTTTCGGGGTACATGGCGGCGAGGATGAGGAGGGTGGCGGTGAGGAGGGTGCGGAGCAGGTGGTTGGGGCGGGATCGCATCGGGGTCTCCCAGAGCGGGCGGGGTGGGCTGGCGCGGTTCTCCTCACCGCCCGTGCGAGACGGGCGGATCGGGCAGCCGGTCAGCGGCGGCAGTCGAGTGTTTCCAGTTCGGTGTTCATCTGCTCGTGGAGCTTGTTGGCGAGGTCGCGTTGCTGCGGGGTGGACATGGGGTCGTCTTCGATCTGGCGGGCGAGGGTGGCGGCTGCGGTTACGGAGCCTTGGAGCTGTTCGGTGGTGCGGGTGTCGCGGCACATGGGGTGCTCCATCGAAGGTGGGGCCGCGCCCCGGTTGGGGGTTTCCGGGGCGCGGCGGTGTGTGGGGTCAGTGGTCTCCGCTGGGGAGGACGCCTTGGCGGGTGCCGGGTCCGCCTTGTTGCTGCTTCGCCTTGGTGGCGGCTTGCGCGGCGGCGAGGTCTTGTGCGGCGCGGCGCAGCAGCTCGGCGGCGTTGGCTTGGGGGTCGGTGTCGATGGGCTCGCTCACAGCGACCCTCCGGGCGCGCGGCGGGGAAGCGTGTCCTCGGGGTGGGGGCGACCCGCGGGCACCGGGTGACGTTGCGGCATGTCTCCACCGGGACGCTGGTGCTCGGGGGTGGGCTGCGGGGGTTGCTGATCGGTACGCTTCACGCGGTCATCTCCTGGTCAGATCAGGTGGATGGCTGGCCAGGCGGGAAGGTGAGATTTCCCGCCTGGCCGTTTCTGTTGGTGCCGTTCCAGAGTGCACGTTCTGCTTTACAACGTCAAGCAGAACAGGGAGGATGTTGCCGTGCCCGAAAGCCCTGGACCAGAGGGGAGCCCGCGCTTGATGACCACTACCGAGATCGCGGCAGAGCACGGGGTAAGCCGTCAGACGATCCACACGTACCGGCGGACTGGCGTCTTCCCTTCCCCTGTCGAGGGCGAGGGCAGTACGCGTCCACGGTTCCGCGAGGACGAAGTGGCCGCGTTCTTTGAGGCGAACCCCAAGCAGCCACGCAAGAAGCGCGCAGTGCCCCCCGAACCCGAGCAAGGAGACCCCATGACCGACGTCGCCCAAGAGGAGACTGAGCCCGCCAACGATGCCGACTGGCGGGTGCCGTTGAAGTACACCCGTCAGGAGCTTGCTGATCTCCTGGGCAAAGTTGAGGCGGGCCAGTACGCCCGCATGCTCATCGCTGACTATCCGGACGGCGGTGACAACTACGTGATCGTTCAGGGGCGCGGTCGGTCGATCCGGTTCAACCGGCTTCGTGTTGTGGATGATCCGCAGTACGCCCGTGATCTGGCGGCGGTGCTGCTGGCGTGGGCGGACCGGGAGGAGCAGCGGTGAGCGGGCGTGAGTACCACTACGTGATGACGATCCAGCACCAACGCGGGCAGCCCGCGGGGGACATTGCTGTGTCTTCGGCCGAGGGGACGATCACGGCACGGGAGGGTGCGACGCGTCAGGAGTTGTACCGGGACGTCTACAACCACGTGCGCGAGCAGGCGGGCGTTGAGGGTTTCGGCGCGGTGCTGTTCTTCAGCCTGGACCGTAACGACCTGGATGGGTGATCACGGTGGCTGAGGACGAGATGACGGAGGCTGGTCGTGCGTGGATGCGCGGCGAGCTGGACAGCGAGACGTACTTTGCGATGGCCCGGCGTGAGGCGCGGCGCCCTGTGTGGCGGTCGCGGCGTGAGGCGCGCACGGGCTGGTGGACGAGGTTGCGGCGGGCGACGACCGGGAAGTAGCCGCGCGTGACGAAGCCCCGCCGGTAGCAGGTCGGCGGGGCTTTCGCTTGCCCGTGAAGCGACGCGGGCGGTAGCAGTGCGGGGGCCCAGCCATGGAAGCCGCCCGCACCACGAAGCGTATCCGCCGGGTACGGCAACGGGCGCCTGCTCTGGGGGAACAGGCGCCCTACGCGGAGTCTGTGACCCTTGGCCGTCGAGCGGCTCAGGCGTACGCGTCTTGCCTCGGGTGTCAGGATGCCACGGCCGTCACCCCGGGCCGTTACCGGTGAGGCCGATGGGCGGGTACGGCTGCTCCTCCGGATGGTCGGGGTGGCATCCGCAGACACAAAGTTGACCAGTGAACTTCTGGTTTTCCCGGCACCGGTTGTGGAGCCGTTCGGCGTGCTCACGGAGTTCGTCGTACTCCGGGCGAGGGACGCCGGACCTGGGGTAGCAGGCGGCGTCGGCTGTGATGCGAGCTGTCTGGCAGGCGGTGGACAGGTAGTCGGTCAGGTCGGGGCGGACGATGTTGAGGATGTGGTCGGGGAGTTGTTCGCGGGTGCTGCCGGGTGGGGGCGGCGTCCACGCGGCGGCCGGCGGCCTGGTGCTGTCGAGGGCTTCCATGGCGCCGCGGGTGGCGAGTCGGGCGATCTCGGTCGTGATGCCGCCTTCTTCCCAGAACATGGTGCGTTCGCGGTATTCGTAGATCTCGGACTCGATCGTGGCGCGGATCTGCTCGCGGAGTCTGGCTGGGTTGTTCGGTTCGGTTTCTGCGGCTGGCGGTGAACAACTTCCCTCGGTCGTTTGGGCCGTGGCCGTGGCCGTGGCCGTGCCGGGTGCGGGCGCGGCGAGGGCGTGCAGGGTGTCGCATGGGTAGTCGGTGAGGACGCCGAAGCATCGTTGGCGTTTCTCGTCCCAGTGGGAGCAGTGGGCGCAGATGGTGAGGGCGCCGCGTTGCATGGGCTGGTGCAGGGCGCGGACGCGGTTGATGCTGGCGGTGCGTTGGTCGCGGGCTTGGACAACACGTCGCCACTGGGCGGTGCGGAGTTGGTAGAGGTGTTGTTCCTCGGCGAGCTGGGTGGTCACCTCTTGTAGCTGTTCGAGGGCGCGGCGGGCTGTCTCCTCGGCGTGCTCGGCTCGGTGGGTGTAGGAGCCGGCTGCGGCGTCGGCGGACTCGGCGGCGGCCCACTGCTGGCATTCGGTGTCGGCGAGTGTGAGTCGTTGGCGGAGTTGGTCGAGGTGCCGGTCGCGGACGCGGAGGACGGCTTCGGCGATCTTTCGGTAGCGGTTGGCGGCTGGTGTGTCCAGGGTGGTGAAGTTGGCTCCGGCCCAGTCCCAGCCGTCGGCGGAGGCCATTGCTGCGGCGTACTGGTCGCGCAGCCAAGTCGGGTCGAGGATGCTGCCAGGCGCGGCCGGGGCGGGCTCGGCGGCGGTGTCTTCGGCTTCGGCTTGGAGCCACGGCCACTCCCGGTACAGGACCGAAAGAGCCGTCTCGGCGAGGTGGCTGTCCCAGTCGCTCTCGTCGTCCACCGCGGCTCCGGGTTCGTGCCAGTCGCCGCAGCGGCAGGGCATGTTCCCGTCGGCGTCGGCCTCGTCCGCGTTGGTGGCGAGGTAGTGCTCGCGCATGGCTGCGGCGATCTCAGCGTGGAGTCCGGCGCGGCGGGACGGTGTGGGCTGGTCGGTCATCGGTCCCTCCGTGCTGCGCGCTGCATGGCGCGCCGTGTGGCCCGGTTGGGCCGGGGCGGGTCGGGGCTGTCGTCGTCGACGAGCTGCTCGACGCGGACGGGTTGCTGCTCCCAGAGGGCGCCGGGCCGTGGTGTGTGCTCGCCGCGCGGGCTGTTGGACGGGCCGTTCACAGCGTCTCCAGTGCGTATCCGGTGCGGCGGGGCTGCCCGGTTTTGGTGGTGTCGGTGGCGTGGAGCTGGGTGGCGAGGATCCAGCGGCCCCGCTTCCCGGTGACGGCGTCGACGACCCAGACGCGGTTACCGCCGGGCGCGATGGCTTCGACTCGGATGCGGGGTCCGCCTCGCGGGTCGCAGGAACGGTAGGTCTGCTCTGGCCGGATCACGCGGTCTCCCGCTGCTGGTTGATGGTGTCGGCGGCGTCGAGGGCGGCCCGGTCGGTGCAGGGGCAGCCGGGTGCCGGCGGTACGAAGGGGCGCATCCGGTAGCCGAGGGTGAAGCCGACGGATGCGGTGAGGGTGGCGGTGAGGATCAGGTACGCGATCACGAGCGGGCCTTCCTCGCGGTGCGGCGGCGTCCGCTGTACCAGGGCAGTGCGAGCCCGTCATTGACGGCACGGGGCAGCAGGTGAAGATGCAAATGGAAGACGGACTGTGTGGCGTGCACGCCTCGGCTGGTGATGAGGTTGGCGTGCACCAGGTCCAGCTCGCGGCATAGCTGCGCCGCCCGCCGCGCAGTCGCTCCGGTTACGTCGGGGTCGTCTGTGAAGTCGATGACGTGGGTCTTGGGGATGACCAGGGTGTGGCCCTCGGTCACGGGGTTCAGCGGGACGATGGCGATGGTGTCGGACCACTCGTGTACGAACGTGGCGGGTGCGCGTCCGGTGTTGATCTCGCAGAAGGGGCAGGGCGGTTCGGTCATCGTGTGCTCCGGGTGCGTGCGGTGCGGTAGAGGGCGCGGCCTGCTGAGCGGAGGGCGTAGAGGATGGCGCTGATGAACGGGGCGCAGACGATGCCGACGCCGAGGCCGTAGCCGGGGTTCACGACGCCTCCGGGCAGGCGCTCCAGCAGCTGGCGTTGTGCCGCGCGCAGTAGCCGTCGTAGATGAACCAGCGCCAGCACGGGAGCCGCATCCGGTGTGAGCGGTGGGCGCAGTAGCGCCAGTGGTAGCCGCCGATGATGCGGGTCGTGCGGTGGCGGCCGAGGAGCGCGAGGTGTGCCAGGACGGCGGTCACGGGGTTCTTCCGGTGGCGGGGCGCCCCCAGTGGGTGCAGCCGTCCTTGTGCTTGCCGTCGTGTCCGGCGTCGCGTTCGCACCGGTTGATCACGAGACCGTTCGACAGCTTCGATACGGCCGGGCAGATGGTGGATGCGTCGCGGAGGTTGCGGGGTCGAGTGGGTTTCATGCGGCCTCTTCGTAGTCGGGATCGGCTGTGATTGGATGCGAGGCGAGGCGCCCCCGATATGCGCGGGGGCGCCTCTTGGTGCTATGCGGTTGCGCTTGGCGGTACGACGGGGACGTCTCGCCTGCGGGCGGCCTTCCGCTCTTCCCTCCTTTGCAGGACGGTGGCGGCGTGCTTGGCGCGCAGCACGCGGACGAACCACGCGTTGGTGCGGTACCGGATCGCGAGCGGGTGGGTCTTCTCGCCCCGGTCGACGAACCCCATATGGGTGTTGCACTTGCCGCAGAGCAGCCCGCGCACGGCGAAGAACCCGTACTCCTGCGCGTGATCGATGAACAGCTTGCCGACGGGAGTCTCCTCCGGCTTCTTGCCGCAGAGTTCGCAGCGCCCCTTGGCGTGCTCCCACAGGTCGTCGTAGTCGTCACAGGTGAGGCGGTAGCCGAGGTGCTGGCTGGACGCGTGGCGACAGTTGGTCATCATTTCTCCGCAGCTCAAAGGTGGATACCCACCCAAGTATGTCACCCCTGTCGACGGGTGGCTATCCACCTGAGAGAATCGGCGCATGGCAAACATGCACAAGCACAAGCAGCGGATGCTGCGCGGCGTCGACGACGAGACGTGGGCCGAGCTTGGCGCTGCCGCAGACCTCTCAAGGGCGGACCGGTCGGCGATCATCCGCGAACTCATCGCCTGGTACCTCCGTCGCCCGAGTGCGAAATTGCCTGAGCGCCCGCCTGCGAGGCGATCCGGCCCCGAATGAGGACGGCTTCGCATTCGCCCTCCAAACCCGTCACAGCGCCGCACAGCCCACTTCCCGGCCCCTCGCAGGTGTTCCGCGAGGGGCCGGACTGCGTCCCGAGGCGCTCCTGCGGCCGCTGAGCGGGCTGCACGCCACCAACACGCGGGAGGGAACGGCTGCCCCTGATGCCCGCACACCGCTGCCGTGACGGCGACCACGGCAGCGACGAACACGAGAACGACGATCACGAGGACGGCTCCCGCGGTACGAGGCCGAGGACGACCGCGCTCGTGCACGGCCACGGGATGTGGCAGCGGTAGCACCACACCGCGCGGAGCTTGCCGTTGGTGATGACGTCCATGGGCTCGTGGCCGAAGTCCTCGACGGCGGTCTGCTCGGCCATGTCAGGCCTCCTTCGGCTGGGATGCGGCGGCTCGGTCGAGGGTCCGGTGCGCGTCCTCGGCGGCGAACGCGGCACGGAAGTACGGGTCGGCCATGTCCTGTCCGGCCTCGGCGAGTGCGGCGTCGGTCTCGTACTCGGCGGCGATGGTCTCGATGGAGAACCCGCACGCGTTCAACTGGCGGGCCATGTCAGGCCTCCTCGTCGGGCTGCGCCACAACAGCGGGCGCGTCCCGGTGCTCGGGCAGTCCGGACCACCAGCTGAGGTCTCGGCCGAGTTCGTCCAGGTCTTCGCCGGGGTGGTCTTCGACGAACCAGCCCCAGCAGGACCGGCACTTGCACCACTGGCGCGACTGCTGCTGTGGCGGCTCGTCGGCCATACGGCGCAGCTCGCGCATGGCGGTCTCCAGGCCGTTGGCCCGCCCGATCTCGTGGTCGGACAAGGCGTGCTCGTATGCCTGGCCCGTCAGCGTCTCAACGTGGTCGGCGGCTTCCCGCAGCGCGGCAGTCGGCTCCAGTAGCTCGCCCCGATAGCGCCGGATCATCTGCACGTTCCGGACGCCCGCGAGAAGTTCGGCCCACCAGTCGCCCCAGGACTTGCGACCTTGGTGTTCGACGGTGGCAGAGTGGTCTACAGGCCAGCCGAGTGCCTGGTGGAGGTCGAGGGCCATCCAGGCTTGTACGCCGCGTACTTGCTGGTCGGCGGTGAGCGGCGTCTCCTGGGGGTTACCGCGGCCTGCTTCTTCCTGCCGCGGCTTGTCGGCCATGCGGCGGATGCGGTCTTCGGCTGCTGCGCGGGAGTTCCACCAGCCGTTCTCGTAGTCGCTGCTCATGCCGCCGCGGGGGCCGAGGTCGCCGTCACGCACCGCGTCGGCGGCTTCCCGCAGCACGGCGGCCCGGTCGAGGCTCGCGGGCAGCACGGCCAACACCGCGTCGGCGAGTTTCGGCACCCACTCCTGCGAGTCGGGGGCGGCTTCGAGCGCGTAGGAGACGTCGTCCATCCCGAAGTCGTCGAACGGGAAGGCGCGGATCGCCTCGGCCACGTCTGCGGCCTGGTCTGTGGCAGGCGCAGGCACGGCAGCGGGCTCCCACACGGCGCGGAACGTGGCGTCCGCCTTCGCCACGAAGTAGCCCTCGAACTTCACCACCCAGTCCGTGGGCTTGATGCCCACCCAGTGGCTCGCCTCAACGAGCAACTGCGCGTCCTGGTCCGGGTCCTCGATGCGGTCCTCGGGATCGATCGTGTCGAAGTCGCTGCCCGCGAAGGTGCGCAGCTGCTCGGCGTTGGTGCCGGTCCACTGCACGGCTTCGACCTCTGCCGCGCGGCGGCAGTAGCGGGCGACCGGCGCCACTCGGCCGATCGGGCACTCCGGGTGCGGATGCACTTCCTCCCCCTGCTCCTCGTAGCAGAGCCCACAGTCGAGGAGGCGGGGGCTGTTGGTGGTGTCGCTCATCGGGTTCCTCCAGTGCGGCGGGCGATCATCCGGGCCTTGGTCTGGCCTTGGGTGGGCTGGATCCACTGGTGCCAGCCGGGTCCGCCCTTGGACGGCGGGGTCCAGCGCTGCATGTGGTCGCGCTTGCTGATGCCGCACCAGCGGCAGCCGGACGGGGCGAGGGTCACGGTGTGGCTCCTGGGTTCGTGATGGAATCGGGCGGGCCGGCCGCCGCTGGTTCGAGCAGCGGCGGCCGGTCTCGTGCGGGTCAGGTGAAGCAGTAGCCGGAGTCACAGGCACCATCGGCTTCGTCGAACATCGGCAGCAGGTCCACGCCGTCCGGGATGGCCTGCCGCAACGGCTTGTTGAACCGGGTCAGATAGACGTGGTCCTTGCCCAGCTCGTCACGGCGCTCGTTCAGCAACTCTTCGAGCTGGCACGACTTCTCGAACAGCTCCGGCTCGTCGCGGCGTTGGTCGTGCCATGTCTCCGGCCGGTGGAACGGGCAGAACCAGCACGACGACTTCGGCGGTACGGGCAGCCCGGCCTCGCGGATGACCCGCGCACAGTCGGTACGCCTCAGCCCGAGGTCGAGGAGCGGGTACGTGATGACCTCGTGCGGCTCGGTGCGCCGGTTGTTCGCGCGCTGGATCTCGTCGACCGAGATACCGATGCCGATCGTTGCCGGGGCCGCTGCGGTTGCGCCGCGCCGCTTCAGTTCCTTCCCGATCACCTTGATTTTGAAGTCGGCGGTGCACGACCGCTGGCCGGGCGCCCCGTTGGACATGCGGACCGGTATGGGCAGCGAGCGGGAGCCCTCGCGGGTGAGGCGGCCCAACAGTGTCTCGACGCTGCCGTCGCGCTTCACCCGGTCCAGGACGGTCAGCTCTATGCCGTGTTCGGCAGCGAACGGGCGGGCGTACTCCTCGACGTATCGGAGGGTGGCCGGGTTCTCGCTGTCGTCGCCGACGTTGGCCATGAGGAACAGGCGGAAGTCGATGCGCTCCTGTGCGGCGAGGACGAGGAGGGCGGTGGACTGGACGCCCCCCCCGTAGCTGATGGAGCGGATTTCTGGCGGTCGGTCGGTCATGTGCTGCTCCTGGGTGTGTGCGGGCCGGACGGAACCGGATTCAGGCGGGGGTGGCGGCGGGCTGGTTGACGAGGCAGACCAAGACCGCCGCGTGACAGTGGTCCGGCTCGCCGTCGGCAGGCAGCGGACACCAGCAGGTGAGATCACGGCCGTGGAGGAGGGCGCGGAACAGGCGCAGGGTGTCGGCCTGCTCGGGCAGGTTGATCCAGACGCGGTAAGCCTCAGTGGCGTACCGGCGGGCCTCAAAGTGGTTGTGGAAGGTGCCGACGCTGCCGCCGTTGTCGCCGAACTGGACGGCCCAGCCGTTGTTCTGGCGGACGAGGCGGTACGGGTTGCCGAAGCGGGTGGGGCGTCCGACGTAGGTCGAGTTGGGGGGTGTGCGGTAGCCGCGGGTTCGTCGGCGTTGGATGCGACGGGGCTGCTGGTCGTGGGTTTGGGGTGTGGTGGTCATGGGTTTTCCTCGCGCGGTGGTGATCATTTGGGGCGCGTGATCGGTTAGGCGGCGTCGGGTTGGCGGATGAGGCGGAGGTGGCGGGGGTCGTCTTGCCAGTGCCAGCCGTCGAGGGCTTCGAGGAGAGCGGTTTGGTGGGCGGCTTGTTGGGTGGGGGTCCATGTGGGGCGGGGGTCTGCGGGTTCGGGGCGGGTGGGGATGGCTTCGGCGAGGAGGCGTTCGTACGGGTTCATGCGACGGTCTCGGCTTC